CAGGGCCTTCAACGATAAATCTCTGTCTTACCCAGTTTGGTGCTGGGTTAGATGCCGAACGCATTCTTAGTGGAACCTTTGAAAGCTCTCCAGTTGATGGACGGCGCAGACGAGAAAAGAGATACCTGTAGTCACCTTCCCGAATTTCCGTAACCTCATCCATGCCGATGAACTGGAATTCAGAACCTTTGTAACGCAGGTAGTCATTGGTGTTATTCAAGTACCCGAATGAAACTCTTGCCCCAGAAGGGAAAGTTGCGATAAAGCTATTGGCATTCCAGTGGACATCGTCATAGAGGTTTATCCAAGAACGGAATCGGTCCATCAGAGCGCCTGGAAGAGCAAGGTCAGCATATGTACGACGAAAAAGAATTGCTGAATACCCAGGAATATCAACGTATTGCAGCGCTGCCATTAGCAAGGCAGAAGATTTGCCACCACCAGCAGCGCCACCAAACAAACCCTCAAGCGAGTAGCTGCGCAAAAATACCTTCTGGGTCAAAGAAGGCTCTTCAGGGCAGAAGAGTGGAGTCTTTGGTTCCAGATAGGCGAGTACTTTATTCCAATCGGTCATCGTCATCCTGGCTCAATAAATTTAGTACTAGTATTTAACCACATGCAATCCACAACACTGGCGGCAGTATGAAAAAAGTCAAACAATGGTTTACAAGACCCAGAACTGCCAATATCCTTATGGCTTCATTTATAATTATGACTACAACTGGCGCATTTTTATTTAACCCCGCACTCGGTTTTGTAGTTGCAGGGCTGACATGTGGTGCTCTTGGGCTATTACTAGGAATGGATTGATAGCAAAACATGGCGTGGAACTCCCCAACGAATAAGTCTCTCTCAGGCACTCAGGGTAAGTCAATACTTACACCAGGGGCACCGGTCGCATTTAATGTCAGCAATGCTGGCAAGCCATACCGTGACTCTTGGGATATTGAGCGCGCATACAGAGAAGGAATGGCCAAGGTCACTTGGGTTAACAGATGCGTTGATGCTATTTCTGGAAACCAAGCTCGCCTACCAGCAATGCTTCGAAAAGATAATTCTCCAGACGGAAAAATTGTTACAGATAACAAAGAGAACAAAATTCTTGATTTGTTAAACACAAAATCAAATATGGGTGAAAACTCTTTTGTTTTTAGGTATCGCCTATCTTCTCAGTTGTTGATGTCATCAAGAGGGGCGTTTATTGAAAAAGTTAGAGGAAAAGATGGAAGCGTCATTGCTTTGCAACTTCTTCCGCCTCAATACACAGCGCCAATACCTGATGCAAAAAAATTCGTATCAGGTTTTGAAGTTGACATGCGAAACGGAACGAAGATAATAGTTCCTCCAGATGATGTTATTTGGATTCGCAAGCCACACCCACTTGACCCATATTTGTCGCTAACACCACTTGAATCTGCTGGTATTGCGATAGAGATTGAAAATCTTTCCAAGATATATAACCGTAACTTTTTGCTCAATGACGGTCGTCCGGGTGGATTGCTAGTTGTTCGTGGAGAGATTGATGACGACGACAAAGACGAACTTAGAAGCAGGTTTAGAGGAAATATAAACAGGGCTGGCGCTGTAACAGTTGTTTCTTCCGACGAAGGTGTTGATTATGTTGACACTGGCTCAAACCCAAGAGACGCAAACTACATTCAAATGCGTCAGATAACTAAAGAAGAAATTCTTGCCTCATTTGGTGTTCCAGAATCGGTTATTGGTAATGCATCTGGACGAACATTCAGCAATGCGGCTGAAGAACATCGCGTTTTCTGGAACGAAACGATGCTTCCACACATGGAGCTTATTGGTCGCGGGCTTGATGAGCTTGACGATGAGTACTACATTGACTTTGATACTTCTGAAGTTCCGATTCTGATTCTTTACAAGCAAGAGCGCGAAAGATACTTGCTTGATGAGTTTCAAAACGGTTTGATAAGTGGCAATGAATACAGAGCTCATACAGGAAGAAAAAAAGTTGACTCAGATTTGATGCAAGCCATGTTGGCAAATCCAAACCTGACCCCTATTGGGTATACGGATAGAAAGTTTGATTCACAAGAACAGGCTCAGCAACAGCAAGCTGCGGCTATGGCTGCTCAGGGCCAAGCACCAGGCGCACCAGGTGCCCCAGTGCCAGGGGCTCCAGTACCAGAGGGTCAGCAAGCTTCAGAAGCTGGTCAACAGCCATTACCTGAAATACCAGCACAGATGGTTGACTTCACAGAAAAACCACAGACGATGTCTGAAGCACTTGTTGCTGAACAGATTGCGCAATCAGGTGGTCCAGCAACCCAGTCTTCACCAAGTGCCCTATCTGCGTTTGATGAGTCAATGAGTTTTAAATCTGAAAACAAAGAGATTCAAGAGTGGGACGAAAAAGCAGAACAAAACAGTAAACGCTGGATTGAAATTTTAGATAGAAATCTTGAAAGACTTTTTGAAAGACAACAACGAGTAGTTCTTGAAAAAGCTCTTGGTGCAAAATCAAAGCGAGCAGTTAATTCTGGAAGCCTAGAAATTGAATCAATATTTGATATTGATGTATGGAATAAACAGGTTGAAGAAGACCTGAGACCTCTCATATCTGGTATTACAGCAGATGCTGGTTCTTTGATTTCCGAAACCACGTCAATGCCAATTGACATGGAAGAAGATGAAATTAAAGAATATCTTGACGCTCAAGTTGCACGTATGCAAAAAGTGAACGACACAACCAAGGAAGAACTAGCATCAGCAATATTGATTGCGCTAGCACTCGCCAAGGATGAAGACAGGGTCGGAATGCTCAAGGCTGCTATTAGCGCAATTTTCATCAACCTTCTAAGCAAGAGAAAGCGCATGATTGCAGAGCATGAAGCTCAAACGGCATACAACGCTGGTGTTTATTTTGGTTCTAAGCAAATCGGCGCTTCTACAAAGACTTGGATTTCATCAAAAGACGCAAGGGTTCGCTCTGAACACCGCCTTCTTGATGGAAAGTCGGTAGGTGTTGGCTCGGCTTTCAACATCAACGGTTTAGAAATTAGATTCCCGGGAGACCCACTCTCGTCTCCTCAGATGACAATCAACTGCCGATGCAGACTTGGGTTCAACCTTGACTAAGACTTTACTAAAACTATTCAATCAATAAGCCAATGGTGCGCCACAAGTAGCTATTTACAGTTTATTATTAAATCTGTTCTCTCGAGAAAGTCTTAAATATGAGCAATATTGCCCAAAACTTTACTGAAACTCAGTACAAAGCAATGCCCGGCCAAGTGTCCACAGACGAAATGCAAGGCATCGTTGAATGTTTCGTGGCAGGAATCGGGAATAAAGACAGCGTTGGCGACATTTGTTTGCCTGGCGCTTTCAACGCATCGCTCAAGAGAAGAAAACCACGTGTTGTTTGGGGCCACAACTGGAACGAACCAATTGGAAAAGTTCTAGACATCTACGAAGTTGGGCCAAAAGACCCAAGACTGCCAGCAAAAATGCGCGCGCAAAACATTGGCGGTCTGTTTGCGAAGGTGCAGTTCAATTTAAAATCAGAGCGTGGCCGTGAGGCATTTAGCAATGTTTCATTCTTTGGTGAAGAACAAGAATGGTCAATCGGCTACAAGACGCTTGATGCTGTATTTGACACAACTCGTCAAGCAAACCTTCTCAAAGAAGTTGAGCTCTATGAAGTTAGCCCTGTTTTGCACGGAGCAAACCAGCTAACTGCAACAATTTCAATCAAATCAGAAGACCAGCTAATGGAGACGCAGGATTCGTCTTCCGAGGTAGAGGAAAAGGGTTCGCCACTTCGTGACCCAAAGGGCGGTCTCACGGCAGCCGGCAGAGCACACTTCAAGCGCACAGAAGGCGCAAATCTAAAACCAGGCGTAAAAGGACCAGCAGACACACCAACGAAGATGCGTCGCAAAGGTTCATTCCTTACCAGATTCTTTACCAATCCACGTGGCCCAATGAAGGACGAAAAGGGTCGCCCAACGCGTCTTGCACTTTCCGCTGCCGCATGGGGTGAGCCAGTTCCACAGGATGCTTCTGATGCAGCAAAGCTTGCTGCAAAAGGACGTCGCATGCTTGAGCGTTATGAAAACTCCAAGAAGAGTGACGAGGCTGAAGTTGAGGAGAAGAACTACGCAATCTACTCAGCAATGAATGAGCAAGAAAATCCAATCACTGGAAAAATGGGAATGCTTGCCCGCCAGCTCGGAAGACACTTCGGTGGCAACATAACCGTTCGCGAGGCTGACGAGAACATGGTCATATTTGACATTGACCGCGATGGCAAGCCAGAAACAATGCGCGCTGCATATCACAGCCCAGAACCAGATGTCTTTATGTTTGGTGCATCAAAACCAGTACGGGCTCAGGTTGTTTACGTGCCGATGGACGATGACGGGAACAGAAGAACAATGACACCAGGGATGGATGCTCGTCCTCAATACGACATCCCTCGTGCCGGTATTTCACAAAAGCCACATGGCGATTGTGGTTGTGGTTGCAAGGGCGGAGACTCTTGCGAGATTGGAGCAGAAATGAAATCGTGGTCAGATTACAAGAACGATACACCTGGCATACACATGTTTATCAAGACTGTTGATATGGAAATGTTTGCCGCAGTCAATGAAGTCGCAGACGACTACGGTTTTGATGTCGAACTTCTCAATGATGGATTCGTTATACCAAACATTGACTGGCATGGTTCAGATGCACAGAACGAAGTGATAGGCGTTCTTGAAGGCGTTAGCGAAAAAGGTCTTGCTAGAGGACTTGCTCGTGGTCTTAGAAGTACGGCACGCCGTGCTGGCCGCGGTTCAACGAGAGATGGTGACGGCGACAATAAAATCACTAACCCGCGCACGGGAAGAGATGACCTGCCAATTCCGCCAAAGCCGAAAATGATGCCTCCTCGAGAGATTCCAAAGGAAGTTCCAGAGAAGCAGCCACAAACTGTTCCAACCCGGACTCCATCACGCCCGACTGTTCCTTCCAGACCGGTGCCGTCAACTCCTTCGCGCCCAGCTCCAACTAGACCTCTCGTCCCAGCTGGTCGTGGTTCGGTTGCTGGTCAGATGGGCAACCGTAAGAACAGAGAAGCTCTTGGCCGTCATATTCTTCGCCAATTGCGTGAGTATGAACTTGATATCTATGCTCCTTCAAAAGCTCCAAAACGAGCTATGGAGATGGCGCTTGATGAGATAGCTCAGAGAAATGCCATGACCAGAAAACAGCTGGACAAGATTCTTCGCAGGCTAATCA